GAAGCCGTGGACAAGGCCGAAGCTGGCGGCCAGAAAATGACGCCCGACAGACTAAGAGCAATTATCCGCGAAGCATACGGGGTGGCCGCGTGAGCGACGCCCTTTTTCATACATACCAGCGCCGCTGGGTTGAAAACCAAAGCCGCTTCAAGGTCGGCATGTTCGCCCGGCAAACGGGAAAGACGTTCACAACGACCTTTGAAATATCCAAGGACTCAACCCTTGTGGACATGGGCGGCGGCCGCACTCGCTGGGTGATTCTTTCCAGAGGAGAGCGCCAAGCAAAGGAGGCCATGGAAGAAGGCGTCAAGCGGCATTGTCAGGCGCTTGGCGCGGTAATAAAGGCCGAGGAATACGAGTGGAAGGGAGAGGCGACGTACAAGGCGCTTGAAGTAGTTTTCCCCAACGGCTCGCGCATCACCGCGCTGCCCGCCAACCCTGACACGGCGCGCGGCTTTTCGGCAAACGTGTTCCTTGACGAGTTCGCCTTTCACGCCGACAGCCGCAAAATCTGGACCGCTCTTTTTCCCGTGATCTCGGCGGGCTGGAAGCTGCGCGTCGTCTCAACTCCCAACGGCAAGAGCAACAAGTTCTACGACCTCATAACCGGAACCGATTCGGTCTGGTACCGCCAGACGACCGACATCTATCAAGCCGTGGCCGATGGGCTTCCGCGCAATATTGAAGAACTGCGCACCGCGCTCGACGACGACGACGCCTGGGCGCAGGAATACGAACTGCAATTTCTGGACGAAGCCCTGGCGTGGCTTCCCTTTGAGCTTATCAACTCGGTGGAAGACGACAAAGCCGGGAGGCCAGAGCTGTACAAAGGCGGCCCTTGCTACTTTGGAAACGACATCGGAACCCGCCGCGATTTGTGGGTTGCCTGGGTGCTTGAGCTTGTGGGCGACGTGCTCTGGACCCGCGAGATTTGCGCACTCAAGCGGGCCAAGTTCGCCGAACACGACGCAACAATGGCGGATCTTTTCAGGCGCTACAACATTATACGTCTGTGCATGGACCAGACCGGAATGGGCGAAAAACCAGTGGAAGACGCCCAGCGCCGCTACGGTTCAACGAGGGTGGAGGGCGTTCTCTTCACCTCGCCGAACAAGCTTACCCTGGCGACGCAGGGAAAGCAGGCGTTTGAAGACCGGAAGATCAGGATTCCCTTGGGCGACCCTCATCTTCGGTCAGATCTGCACAGTCTGCGCAAAATCCCCACGGGGACCGGCAACTTCCGTTTCGACGCCGAACGCGACGAACAAGGCCACGCAGACCGGGCCTGGGCGTGTTTTCTGGCGGCCCACGCCGCCTCGACGCCGCAGGCATCCTATGACTTGCATTCCATCCGCCCGCCCCAGCCGGACGAAGATCTATACCACAGAGACGTTCGGGTAACCGCCGGGTTCGGCGCCCGGCAAGGGACATTATAAAAAATGGCCGTACTCTACGACGCAAACAACCGCAAGATTGAATTCGGCAGTCTTGATAAAGAGCTTGCCGGGCCTACGCTGACCGGCATCCGCAGACTATGGACCGAAACCGTCGCCTCGGGGCTTACGCCGGGAAAGCTTGTCCAGATCCTTCGCTCGGCCGCAGACGGCGACGCCTCGGAGTACCTGACGCTTGCCGAGGAAATGGAAGAGCGCGATCCGCATTACGCCTCAGTTCTCGGCACGCGCAAGCGCGCGCTTTCAGGCCTTGACGTTACGGTTGAATCTGCAAGCGACGACGGACAAGACGTTGAGCGCGCCGACGCCGTGCGCGCTCTGACCAAGCGGCCGGATTTCGACTTTCTTATAGAAGACTTGCTCGATTCGCTGGGCAAGGGCTACAGCGTTGTGGAAATCCTTTGGGACCGGTCAAGCACACGCTGGGAGCCGCACTACGAATGGCGCGATCCGCACTGGTTCCGGTTCGACAGGACAAGCGGCCGCGAGGTCAGGCTTCTGACCGAGGAAGCCCAGGCCGAGGGCGTGCCGCTTGCGCCCTACAAATTCCTGGTCCACAAGCATCGCTTGAAATCAGGCATTCCGATCAGATGCGGTCTCGCCTTTCTTGTCGCGTGGGCCTACATGTTCAAGGCCTATACGATAAAAGACTGGATAGCCTTTATCGAAACCTTCGGCATGCCGGTGCGGCTGGGCAGGTATGGGCAAAACGCCTCAAAAGACGACATCGCCGTGCTTGTGCGGGCTGTCGCCAATATAGGAACCGACGCGGGCGCGGTGCTGCCCGAATCGATGCAAATAGAGTTTCCCGAGTCGTCGAACAAGGCCTCGTCGGTCGGCGTGTACGACGCCATGGTTCAGTGGCTTGACCGGCAGGTTTCAAAGGCCGTGCTCGGGCAGACCATGACGAGCGACGACGGCTCAAGCCTTGCCCAGGCAAAGATTCACAACGACGTGCGCCTGGACATTCTGCGGGCAGACGCAAAGCAGGTAGCGGCCACGCTGAACCGCGATCTGGTTCGGCCTTACATTGACCTGAACTTCGGCCCGCCTCCCTCCGGAATATATCCCGAGCTATGTCTGCCCGTCCCGGAACCCGAGGACATAAACCTTCTTGTGAACGCATTGGAAAAGCTTGTGCCTTTGGGCCTCAAGGTCGAGGCCAGCGTTATCCGCGACAAGCTGGGAATCCCAGATCCAGAGGAAGGCGCGGAGCTTTTGACCGCGCCCGCAGCGCCCCCCTCGGTTCCTAATAAAGAAGAAAACCCGCCCGCGAAAGAGCCGGAAGAAAAAGCGGCCAACCGCGCCAAGGCGGCGCCCAAGACGACGAATGAAGAGGAACCCCAAGACGAAAGCGACCTGCCCGACCTACAGGCCGAAGCTCTGGCTAAAACCGCCGGGCCGGGAATGGACGCCATGATCGACCAGCTCCGCGCCATGGTCGACGCCGCAGAAAGCCTTGAAGGCTTGCGCGATTCTCTTGCCAAAGCATACCCAGCGCTTGACTCGAAACAGTTTGCCGACGCCATGGCCGAGGCAATGACGTCGGCGCACTTCGGCGGCCGCTGGGAACTCCTGGAGGGAGTCTGATGCCGGTTGAATACGGAGGGCTTCCGTTCGCCGAGCAGATCAAGTTCTTTCTGCAAAAGCTTCAGATTCCCACCGAAGCCTGGACCGACGTCTACGCCGACGAACACGAAGCCGCCTTCATGGTCGCCGGAGCGGCAAAGGCTTCGCTTCTGTCGGATCTCCACGGCGCTGTTGAAAAGGCGATTTCCGGCGGCGGAACCCTGGAGCAGTTCAGGAAAGACTTTGACCAAATAGTTTCGACCCACGGCTGGGAATACAAAGGCTCGCGCGGCTGGCGAACGCGCGTCATCTACGACACGAATCTGCGGCAAAGCTACAACGCGGGCCGCGAAAAGCAAATGGCCGACCCCGCGCTAAGAAAACGCAGACCCTACGGCCTTTACCGCCACGGCGACAGCGTGCACCCCAGGCCCGTGCATCTGGCGCTGGACGGAACCGTGCTGCCGCTCGACGATCCCTTCTGGGCAGTCTACAGCCCGCAAAACGGCTGGGGCTGCAAGTGCAAGAAATTCATGGTGGGCGACCGGGATCTGGAGCGCATGGGTTTGACGGTCGCGGACAAAGCTCCGCCCGTGGTCTGGCGGGACGTCGTGATCGGAAAAAACGGTCCCAATCCGCAGACGGTAAGCGTGCCTGAAGGAATCGACCCTGGCTTCGAGTACAGACCCGGCGACGCCGCGAAAGACCGCCTCAAAGAAACAATATTGAGGCAGGCGGCGAACCTGCCGGAAGAAATCGCCAAGGCCCTGAAAGCGGATCTTGAAGACGGAGACGGCGGCTGATGGCGGGCGCGCGCATAAGCATAAAAGCCGACGGCGGCGAGCTTGTTCTCGACGCATTGCGTCGGCTGGAGGCCGCCGCTCAGAACATGGAGCCGGTCTTTTCAGACATAGGCGAGTACCTGGAACTCTCCCACGAGGAACGCTGGAACAAGCAGGAAAGCCCCGAGGGAATCCCCTGGGCGCCGCTTTCTCCGGTCTATGCAGCCAGGAAGCAAAAGAAGGGAAAGCCCTCAAAGATTCTAGTTCTGGACGGCTATCTGAAGCTTCTTCACTACAACGCCTCAAACGAAGGCCTGAAATTCGGAACCGACAGGATCTATGGGGCGACAATGCATTTCGGGGCGGAAAAAGGATCTTTCAAGTCGGAAGCAGACGGCGGCCCCATACCCTGGGGCGACATTCCCGCAAGGCCGTTTCTGGGCATAAGCGAGGACGACCGCGAAGAGATCCTGGCCCGCGTTACAGAGTGGCTGGAAGAGTTTACCCCGTGATCGGAAGCGAGCGCCGCAAAGGGGGCAAATTTCAACAACCTGATTTTTGCGCCCCCAAGGCCGTAGCAAGGCCAGAAATCGCAATGTCGAAATTTTTAAACGGGGTTTAAACGCGGTTTGGTTTGTTAAAGGGCTGGCGCTTCGCCGCGAAGAGAAAAACACATCTGAAATCCGTCATCTTCGCCCGGCGGCAGACCGGCGCGACAATGGAATAAAGCTTTAAACAAAAGCAAACAGGAGCAAACAGTGAACAAAAACTTGTGCGCCGCGTTGAACATGGAGTTTCCGGCAGGAACGTCCGCCCCCGAGTGGGTGGAAATGATCCCGGCCGGGCCGCAAGTGCTGGGCCGCGCCGGCCGCAAGGGGCTGAACGACCGGCCGCAAGGCGTGGTCGACGAATTCAAAGCGCGAAACACGCCGCTGCCGTTCGACTGGGAACACGCCACCGAGCACAAAGCGCCCCTGGGAGAGCCTGCCCCGGCGGCCGGGTGGATTGAAGAGCTTGAAGCGAGAGACGGCGCCGTGTGGGGCCGCGTGGCGTGGACGCCCAAGGGCGCTGAAATGGTGGCTAACAAGGAATACCGCTTTCACTCGCCTGTTTTTGTTTACGAAAAAACCTCTTTGCGAATCATCGCCCTGGCCTCGGCCGGGCTTACCAATACCCCGAATTTACACTTAACAGCACTCAACAGAGAGGAGAAAAAGAGCATGAACGAGAAGCTTTTGGCATCCCTGGGGCTCGCCGCAGGGGCGACCGAGGATCAGGCCGTAAGCGCCGCGCTTAAGCTGCGCTCGGATCTCGACCTTGCAAAAAACAGAGAGGAAACCTTGAAGGACGATCTGGCCAAGGCCAAGAACAAGGCCGACGCGCCTGACCTGTCCAAGTTCGTACCAAGGGCGGACTACGACGCAACCTGCGCCCGCGCAGCCAACGCCGAGCAGAAGCTTGCCGACCACCTGAAACAATCGCAAGAAGCCGAAATCGAGACCGCCGTGGGCGACGCCGTGAAGGCTGGGAAGATCACACCGGCGACGGCGGATTATCACAAAGCCCAGTGCCGCACGGAAGGCGGGCTTGAGCGCTTCCGCGAATTCGTCAAGGCCGCGCCTGTTGTGGGCGACCCTTCCGGCGCTGGCGGAAAGCCGCCGGAAAACCCCGGCGGCGCGCTCAGCGAAGCCCAGCGGGCGGTGTGCAAGGCAATGGGCATGGACGAGGAAGAATACAAAAAGGCCATGGCCTAAAAACAGAGAGGAGACAAGAAAATGGCTTTAAGCACAGGCAGGGCGACGCCGCGAAGAAACGGCGATCAGTTTGCAGATTCAGTTGGAGCCAACGCGGTTATCCATCCGGGCGCGCTGGTCATGCTGAATGCAACCGGCTATCTGGTCCAAGGCGCAACCGCGACCGGGCAGGTCGCCCGAGGGGTTTCCGAGGAAAGCGAAACAGTGGACAACACCGGCGGCGCTGACGGCGCAAAAACCTGCAAGGTCAGAAAAGGGGTTTTCAGGTTTAAGAACTCAACGTCCGCCGATGAAATCACACTCGCCGAAATCGGCGACGACTGCTACATCGTCGACGACGAAACAGTGGCCAAGACCGACGGAACCGCCACGCGAAGCATTGCCGGGAAAATCGAAGACGTCGACAGCGCGGGCGTCTGGGTGAAAGTGGGCTGACAGGCCTGAAACCTGAAAGGAGACTTAAAAGATGATCATTAATGCAACTAACCTTGCCGCGCTGCAAACAGGGTTCAAAGCGGCGTTTAACACGGGTTTTCGAAAGCCGGGAACCTTCTGGCAGATAATCGCCACGCTGGTCCCAAGCACGAACAAATTAGAGGCCTACGGCTGGCTTGGGCAATTTCCCAAAATGCGGGAATGGCTAGGCGACCGTCAAATCAAATCCATGTCCGTTCACGACTATTCGATCAAGAACAAGAAGTTCGAAAGCACCATAGGCGTGGACAGGGACGACATAGACGACGATTCCTACGGAGTTCTCAGCCCGCTTTTTGAGGAAATGGGCTATGCGGCGGCAACGCACCCGGACGAACTTGTCTTTGCTCTTCTGGCCGCCGGATTCGCCACGCTTTGCCACGACGGTCAGTATTTCTTTGATACTGACCACCCCGTGGGCAACGAGGAAACCGGCATAACCAGCGTTTCCAACATGCAGGCCGGGGCCGGAAATCCCTGGTACCTCATGGATCTGCGGCGGCCCTTGAAGCCGCTGATATTCCAAAAGCGCAGGGAGTACGCCTTCACTTCCATGGACAAGCCGGGAACCGAAAACGTGTTCATGCGCGACCAATACCTCTATGGCGTCGACGCCAGGGCAAACGTGGGCTTCGGGTTCTGGCAGCAGGCTTTCGGCAGCAAGGCCACGCTGGACAAAACCAACTTCGACGCGGCAATTGCGGCAATGATGTCGTTCAAAAGCGACGAAGGCAAGCCTTTGAACATTAACCCCAGCCACCTCATTACCGGATCGACCAACCGGGCCACGGCTCTTGAAGTAGTAAAGGCCGAGCGAAGCGCCAACGGAGCGACCAACACCAACCGAAACGCCGTGGACGTCGTCATCGTCCCATGGCTGCCGTAGGAAAGGAGCAGGAAAAATGATCCGAATCACATCTACAAAGGACGGCTTCAGACGTTGCGGGGTCAGGCATCCGGCAAAGCCCACAACTTACGATAACGACAAGTTCACGCCTGAACAACTGAAACGTCTGAAAGCGGAACCCATGCTGGTTGTGGAGGAACTGCCGGACACTGAACCCGACGCCAAGAAAACCAAGGAAGCCAAGAAGCCCGAAGACAAGGGTGCGGACAAGGCTTCGGACAAGACTTCGGGCAAGGACGAATCAAAAGAGGCGGCAAAAGATTCCGGGAACAAGGGCAAGGGCTGATAAATGTCTTGGCTCACGCGCGCCCTTGTTCTTCGCCGGATAGACGAGTCGGAGCTTTTGCAGCTGACCGACGACAATGATACCGGCGTGGAGGATTCCGACCGCGTGAATGAGGCCCTGGCCGACGCCGAGGCCGAGGTGGACGGCTATGTGCAAAAGCGCTACACGCTTCCCCTCGCCTCGGTCCCGCCCCTTCTGATCCGCATAGCGCCGGACATTTTTAAATGGCATCTCTACGGTCGGCGCGGAGTTAAGGACGAAGCGGTCGATCTGCGCTACGAGAAGGCCGTGAAGCTGCTTGAAAAAATAGCCTCGGGCTCGGTTTCCCTGGGGATAGAAAATCCTCCGCCGCAAAACCCTGCCGCGCAAATCGTGGAGTCGACGGGCAAAACCTTTTCGCGCACTTCGCTGAAAGGCTTTTAGATGGACGATTTTCTGAGTCTGGAGCCGCTCATCGTTGCAAGGCTTAAAGATAAGGTCACGCAGGCCAGGGACGTTGCAAGCGCCGCCGATCTTGCCGGGGTTGAGCTTTCCAAAATGAAAACCCCGGCGCTCCATGTGCTGCCTGCCGGGTATAAGCCCACGCAGTCAAAACCCGGAAGCTCGGGAACCGTGCAGCAGATTGAACAGACTTGGTGGATTGTGGCGGCGGTCAAAAACCTGAAAGACCCCAAGGTCGGCGCAAAGGCAAGGGAAGATGCCGGACCGCTGATTGCCGCAACGCTGAAAGCGCTGCTTGGCTGGAAAGCTGGAGACGACTTTACGCCGCTTTCCATGGCCCCAGGCCCGGCCCCGCGCTTTGAGTCGGGCTTTGCCCGGTTTCCCCTGGCCTTTAAGACTTTAATTTCCGTTCAAGGCGGATAAAAGAGGAGTTTAAACATGGATTACAGCTACATCGGAAGCGGAAAAGTTTATATGCGCATAGTCGGCGCGGCGGCCGGGCTGGTTGAAGTCGGCAACTGCTCCAAACTGACTTTCACTGTAAAGGAAGACGTCAAGGAGCAGAAAGACTACACCAGCCCAGGCGGCGGCGTGGCCAACGAAGTGAGGCGGATAACAGGCGTCGAGGCCTCAATGACGCTTCACGACATAAGCCCGGCCAATCTGGCCAAGGCGGTTTACGGCACGACCAGCGAAGTTGCGGCCGGAAGCGTCACCGACGAAGTCGTGACCGGCTACCAGGGCGCGCTTTCCAGACTGGCCAAAGCAAAGCCGACGTCGGTTGTCGTGACCGCTGAAAACGGAAACGCGGCGTCGGCTTGGCAGGCGTCCAACGTCTATGCCTTAGGGGACTACATGATCCCAATTACGCCCAACGGCTACTTTTATAAATGCACAACCGCCGGAACCAGCGCCGCCGCCGAGCCGACCTGGGGAACGGTTGTCGGCGGGACAACGGCCGACAACACGGCGGAGTGGACCTGCATGGGCAAGGTGGATCTAGTCGTTGACACAGACTACGAAGTAAGGCCGGGCGGGATCTTCTTTCTCGCTGGAGGCTCGACCACCGACGGCGAGACCTTTGAAGTCGACTACAACTACGGCGCGCAGGATCTGATCCAGGCGCTGGAGAGTTCCGCGCAGGAGTACGAGGTCGTGTTCGACGGCCTCAACGAAGCCCGGTCAGCCAAAAGCGTGGTTGTTGACGTTTGGCGGCTGCGCCCTGGCCCGGCGAAAGAACTTTCGCTCATCGGAGACAATTTCGCGGGTCTGGAAATGACCGGAAAATGCTTGAAGGATTCGAGCAAAACCGGCGGAACGTCCCAGTATTTCCGCGCGACAATGGAGCAGTAAAAAAGCAGTAAAAAACAGTGGGGGGGCGGGCTTTGTCCGCCCCTTAATCCTCTTCTGATCCCCCAGGCTAAAGAGCATGTCGAATCAAAAGCTGGAACTTATCCTCGAATTAAAAGCCAAAATAGATGAGTTCGCGCGCAATGTCGACACGGCCGCCGCTGGCTTCACCGCCGCCCTGAACAAAATGGAGGCGGAGTCGGATTCCGCCTCGTCGGAAGTCGAAGCGTCCACCGGCGAGATGGCCGCAGACCTGAAAAAAGTCGGCTCTTCCGCCGACAAGGCAGGCGATGAAATCAAGGCGGCCATGGAGGAACTCGGCATTAAGCGGCACGCCGAGATCCAGGCGCAGATCGAGTCAGTCCGCAAAGCCTATGACACCCTCGCAAAATCCGGAGAACTGAGCGGAAAGGAATTGGCCCAGGCCAATTCCCTGATGCAGCAAAAAATAAAGGAATTGCAGCGCACCACCGGCGACTGGCTGGGCTCCTTGAGTAAGATGAAAATGGAGCTTGCCGCCGCCGGAATCGCTGTAGGCGGTCTGGCGCGTGTTGTGGATTCGGCCGCCGAAGCGTCAAAAAAATTCCAGAACGACATGGCCGAGGTTTCAACGCTTCTGTCTGACACGTCGGCAATCAAAGGCCTCACGGAAGATGTTGAAAAGCTCTCCCTGGCCTACGGCAAGGACGTCGGAGAGGAAGCCAAGGCGCTTTATCAAGTGATTTCGGCAGGGGCTGAAGACTCGGCAGAGGCCGTGGACACCCTGACGACCGCAAACAAGCTCGCAATCGGCGGCGTCACCGACATCAAAAACGCAGCCGACGGCCTTACAACTTCGCTGAACGCTTATGGAGACAAGGCAGGAAGCGCGACCGACGTCTCCGACGCCATGTTCGTGGCCATGCGGGCGGGCAAGACCACAATCGGCGAACTGTCGGCCGAGATCGGCAAGGTCGCCCCGCTTTCCGCGCAAGCCGGAGTTTCGCTCGACGAGATGCTCTCGGCGACGGCGGCGCTGACAAAGGGCGGCGTCTCGACAGCCGAGTCAATGACCCAATTGCGGGCAATAATCGCAACGGTGCTCAAACCCACGAAACAGGCCGCTGATCTGGCCGGAAGTCTTGGGCTCCAGTTCGACGCAACGGCGCTCAAGTCAAAGGGACTTGCGGGATTCCTGGCCGACGTCAAGGAAAAGACCGGCGGAAACGTCGAGCAGATGGCCGCTTTATTTGAGCGGGTCGAAGCCCTGAATGCAGCGCTCGCCCTAACAGGAAACGGCGCGGAAGACTTCAACAGAATCCTCGACCAAATGGAAGACAAGGCCGGGGAAACGGAAAAAGCCTTCAACGCAATGTCCGAGTCCCCGGCCTTCGCCTCTAACAGGTTCGATCAAGCCCTAAAAGCGCTGCATCGTTCCCTTGGCGACGCCGTCACGGCCCTGACTCCGTTTCTGGAGGCCGGAACCGATGCGCTGAATCTTTTCAACAGCATGCCCGGACCGGTGAAGAGCACGGCCCTGGCTGTGGGTACGCTCGCGACAACCACGGCCATCCTTTACAAGCCTTTAAAAGATTTAAGCAGCGTGGCCAAAGAGGCAAAGGAGGCGTTAAAGGACAAGCTCCCAGTGCTTAAGAGTCTGACGGCTGAGTTGCTGGGCGTGACAGAGCATACAATCGAATTTGGGGGAACGCTTTCAAGACTTGCTCCGGAGCTGGCCCTTATAACCGCAGCCCTGGCCGCCGCCTACTTTGGCGGCAAGGCTTTGGGCGACCTCTTCGGCTCAATGAGCGCCGAGGCCAAGGATCTGGCTGATTCGCAAGAGCGATTGAAAAAAATTCTAAACGACTGGAATGCACAGACCAAGTCGGCGATTTTCATGCTCAGCGACTATAAGAACACGGTGAAACTCACAGCCGAAGAAGTGGCGCTTCTGTCGGAAGAAGAACTCGCCCGCTACAAGAAAAGCATTGAAGGGCTGGAAAAGCTGCAAAGGCTTCAACTATCCAACGCCAAGGCAGAGGAAGCCTACGGAAAGGATACGAAAGCCAGACAGGAGGAACTCCGCGCCAAACTAAAAGAAACGGAAGCGGCCTACGAAGATCTCGAAAAGGGGACCAATTTAGCGGCCGAAGCCATGGCTCGGGGCATAACTCCGCAGGCCATGGTTCTCGCTCTTGAGCTTGGCCGGGTGATAGATCAAGGCAAAACAGCAAAGGAAGCTCTGGCCGCCGTCGGCAAAAGATTCAACCCGGAAAGCGTCGACTCGGTTCGCGAAATCGGCCAAGCGCTGGAAGAGCTGAAGCGCACGGGAAAGCTCACGGCCGTGGACGTCAAGAGAACCTGGGCCGATATGCTCTCCGGGCTTTCCACCGAAGAGCTGTCAAACTTCACGGTGGTCTGGAAGACGGCTTTCGGCGAAATGGAAGACGCCGCAGAGTCCTCGGCCGCA